CACTTGAGGTCTAGTGACATAACCGGCGTGTTCCCAGTCATGTGCGTTCAATGCGGTTTCAAGTTCGTTCATCAAACACCACAAGCATCAAAGAATTTTTGAGGATCAAATCGTGGATTGGATTCAGAACAGGCATTTGCCACTGCCACAGCCGCCTGCAGTCTAGCATGAGGATCCATGATCACACGAATATATTTGGCCAACGACTCAAAGTGTTTCTTAGACATATTAGGCGCTCCAAAAAGATTCTGAACTAGGTGAGCAGAAGCTGGGTGTATCATAACGTTCTTGATACTCCTTGCCCGACATCATGTTCTTTTTTGTAACAAAAGTTTCAAACACGTTGACAACATAACCACGCTGGCGCATGTCGGCCTCAACGGTGCTGATATAGTCCCGGGTGCTGGGTGCAAAATCTACCGTTTCTACAAAACGCAGACCTTTTTTGTTACGACCATAACGCTCGTCTTTTTTAAGACGACGATCTGTTCGATACAGCTCAACAGTAAATGCGATTAGCTTTGACATTTTGGCTCCTTGTTATTCACTATGAACATATTATAGCAAATGGCGGATTATTGGTCAACCCTGAGTTTTGTTGCTATTTTGTTACGAAGTTGCTAACTTGTTATGACGTTGGCCTGTGCTTGGGCCGGGGTATAGTTGGGATCAGAGATCTGCCCCTGCGTAGGAGGAGTTGCAGGGGTTGCGGGTATTTCACTGTTGAAGCCAACCCCTCCATTGTTGAGTGCGGCAATGTTACGACCTTCACGCATGGCACCCACAATGGCCTGACCGGCTTGAACTGTGGTGTTGGCCACTGCCTGTAGATACTCAGCAGGTCCACCGGATTCGGTTTGTACACCCCATTCATGTAAGTTATCCACAAAACTTGTTATAGCCGGAAAACAATTGGGTATTAAATTACCGTAGTCAATACCTGCAGCTTCAAAATTGGTGACTTGGGTACTGATTGCATTGCTGAGTGTGCTCCAGTTGTTGTTGATATTGGCAGTTTGACTGGGATAAGTGCCAACCAGTCCGGAAATTGTTGTGCTGGCCGACGAACACAGAGATAAAATTGCATCGTTGACATTGGAATAGGTTCCTTGCCCTGGTCCTGCAGGGATTGTAATTATGCCGAGTACAGTATAATCACCGTCTAATGTCAGTACCATTCTATTATAAGTGGTATTTAATGTGGTGGTGTCAATGGTGGCTGCATTGCTGATCACATTGGCCAATTGTGCAGTGATGTTGTACCCTGACGCTGCGCCCATGACATCACCAATGGTCACTGTGCCATTGGGGCCGGTGCCGGTGGCTACTGAGCTGGCGATGTAATTTTGTACATCGGTTGGCACTGCCTGGGTCTGGCTGTTGATCAAACCCAGGCCTTGGTTGGTTTCCAAGGCCGCCACTGTGTTGGCAAATTGCTGTAGGCTCTGTATTTCACTGATACCTTTGACTTGTTCAAAACTGGCTTGCAAGGCTTTGTTGGCCAGGGCCTGATCGGCAGGAATAATGACTTTCAAACGTTCATAAGTTATCATGCTGCCAACTCCCTAATCAAATACTGCGGTAGCTGACGTTCAAGATTACTGTTGACAGTTCCTGCCGTGTCTTTGTAGATACCTCTTACCCCTTCGGTTGTTGCTGTGGTCAGTGTAGCGAAACTATTGGGGAATATCCTTGCAGGATTCAACAAGTCAGCCATACTGGTAATACCGCTGGTAGTGACATCCAGGATGGCCAGGACTTGAGCCAGCGTATCTCCAGTGACACCACTCATGGCCTGATATGCTAACTTTTGCAAGTTGTCGGCCATATCATAGTTGGGATCAGTGATTTTATTTAAATCTTCTTGTGGAACACCCACAGCCAACAAGGCTGCGTTGACTCCGGGCAACACACCGCCCTGACTGTAGAGTTGATACAACAGTGCAGCAGGTGATCCTAGCTCACCAAGATTTTGCAAATTAATCAATGTGCCAAGTTTCTTTAGGTCAGCACCAAATGTTGGCAATGCCTGGCTCATGTTTGACACGTCTCCGGTGGTCAAACTGTCCATGCCATCAAATGTAGGACCAAGGTATGTGGCAGAGTTTTGATTGGTGTTGATCACTTGATTGGTCAACACCACCTAGCCAGTTGCCGAACTAAAGGCCTGACAAAACTGGCTGAGATCGTTGACACTGATCACTGTGTTGGCTTCAGTGGCAATGACTCCGGTCACACCCGGTGTCACATAACTCACTGTGATGTTGGTGATGGTATTGGGAAATGCATCTGACAAGGCCGGACAAGTGGTGTTGGCAATGGTGTACATCACATTCAATGTGGCATTGGCTAGAGGTGCTACATTTGCTGGAAACGGTAAATCAGCAGGTGTGCCGCCAACATTGATCGCGGTGTGAATGTTGGCCACCCATGGCTGAGCATTCCAACTGGACAACTGCGTGATCAGGGCAGGGCTGACAGCAATGCCTTGATTTTGTTTGATACCAGCTAGGGAAATTAATTGTAACGGGGTAGTCATGCTGCGAACACATCTCCTGACCCTTGAGCTATTGATGTACACCCACCATACCCATCACCAACTCGGGCTATGGGGCGACCATTTACGTACACTGATCCCGAGCCACCACTGATTGTAGCCGAATGTGGTTTGCATTTTTTGGGACGCGGCCTGACATGTGTTGTACAACTGTCGCCTTGACGAGCTGCGCCTCGGCCATTGACAAATACATCTCCAGATGCCGACTGGACATTGTGTCCGGAACAGTGTGGTACGTTACTGTCACCTTTTCTGGCTACTGCGGGCATGTTCTATCCTCATTAACTGTTGCAATCGATCATTCCACTGCTCTATTTCTTCATGCTGTTCGTCTGTGTGTGGGCCTGGTGGAATCTCAGGTACGAACTCTATTACATGTTCAAAATCTCTGGGGATAGCCTCAAACTCAGTGTAAGTTTCAAGTTTGCCACAGCGCATTATAACAAAGCGGTGTGTCATCCCACCAAGATTTGTTTGCGTATGGGCTTGATACCAGTGGTTGATTCAATATAGCTGTCACACACTTGCTCTCTTGTTTCGGCCATCATTACAATGTTATTTTTATTTATTGTGACGTCAACTGCAAGTTCTGTGGTAAACAAGCTGGGCAGCAATTGTATGCCTTGTGGGCCAGGAAGAATGGTCAAGGGCTGATGTATTACAATTTCTGTGTCTGTCTGTGCAATAACTTTGCCAATTAGTTCATCACCATTGGCAATTTTAAATGTGTAAACTTTGTCGTTTTCGAGTATCATTGTAACCTTTGTCTGAGTTCTGTAAATCCACCCACGTATTCTTCATCAAGAAAAATCTGTGGTACCGTACGTGCTGTGGGCACTGCTTCTAATAAATCTTCTCGGGAGTATCCTTCTCCCACTGTTTTTTCTTCAAATACAATGCCACGTTGTGTCAACAGTGCCTTGGCTTGATCACAAAATGGACAATGATTTTTACTCCATATAATTGCTTTTGACATTACTTCTCCTAGAGGTTTGGCAGGTCGTCGTAGTCAATTTCGTCACTCATGACTCCAATAACATAGTTAGTTGATTCGTTCTCCTGCAGTGCAGTTTGTTTCTTGTGTGTGTCAACGTGTTTGTTGAACCAAGGTATTGGTGTGGAACGTGGATGCGGTTCCACATACTTGATGCCAATTTCTTTGAGTGCGTTGTTGGCTGTATAATCCACAAAGTCTTTGAGAATGTTGGCATTCAATCCAATCACTGGCCCACGACTGAACAAGTATTCAGCCCAGGCCTTTTCTTCGCGTATGACGTCAAGATACATGTCGTAGACATCGGCCAAGCATTGCTCACGAGCTTCGGCAAAACGTGGGTCTTCTTTCACAACTTGATTGATCAGGAACGCAGTCCAATCTCTGTGCATGATTTCATCTTGCAATATAAGACTGATGATGTTACCATTGCCCATGAAGATTTTGTTTTCAACCATGGCCAAACTAGTGGCAAAGCTCACCATAAAACGAAATGCTTCCAAGGCATAACTGGCGTTGAGTGCTAACCAGATAGCACGTATGTGTTCGCCTTCGTCAATCTTCTCGCCTGTTTCCTTGCGACAGTTTAACAAGTGCAAGCGGTCATAGAAGTAACCAACATTTGATGCCATGTCAACAATCTCTTTGGTGTCATGAATGGTATTAAACACTTCCTTGGGCACGTTGTAGATGTTACGGATGATGTGCGAGTAGCTACGACTGTGAATGTTTGTTTCAAAAAATGTCCAGTTGTACACCAAGGCTTCTAGTTCTGGTAGACTTACCACAGGTGTAAAGATCTGACTGGGACCACGGCCTTGTAGACTGTCCAACGCAGTTTGACGAAGTAAGTTGCTGGTGAAGATATGTCGCACTGTGTCTGATGAATCCTTGAAGTCCGATGCATCTTTGGTCAAGTTAACTTCTTCAGGTACCCAAAAGAATCCTCGTGCTTCTTGTTCAAACTTTACTATCTTGTTGTATTTGACTTCTTCAAAACGTTGGATGGTTACTGGACCTGCTGGGTCCAAAAACATTTTACGCTGTAAGTAATCTGTCTTGGTTGTTAAATTATATTGTTGTTTTGACATGATATATGTTGTTCCATTTAAATTATAACTTGCACGATTCACAGTCCTCGTCATCCCAGGCCGAGATGGCCAACTCGTCTAATGCTGTTTGCAATTGAGCGTCGTCGTCAGAGTCTTGACTCTTTGATCCATGCTTGTTGACTAGACTGTAATAGAATGTTTTTAATCCCCAGTGATGAGCTTGCATGAGGTTACGAGCAATCACTGTTGTGGGCACTTTGCGATTTGCAAAGTGCGCAGGATTATAAAATGTATTTGTTGAAATGCTCTGATCCACGTACACCTGCAACACCGCAGCAGTCTTGAGATATCCATCACAGTCAGTTTGATCCCACATCAACTGATATCTATTTTTAAGTCTGTGGTACTCAGGTACAACCTGAGTCAGTGAACCAGCCTTGCTTTCTTTCACAGTGATCAAACTCATTGGAAGCTCAATGCCATTGGTACTATTGATCACCACACTCGAGCTTTCAACTGGAGCAATTGCCATGAGTGTTGCATTACGTACTCCATATTGTTTCATATCAACACGCAATGGTTCCCAATCTAGTTCTGGTGCAAAGTCAGTTAATTCATTGACACCTGCAGCACGTAGTTCCCAGGGAAACTTGCCTTGACCATAGCGTGTTTTGGCACTGTCAACACAGGCGCCACGCTCACGTGCCAGTTCAACTGTGGCTTCGGTGAGATAAAATGCCTGATGTTCAATCCAAGTCTTGACTTCTTTCAATGCATCGTCATTGCCGTACTGTAGCCCACGCTTGGCATGCCAGTAGGCTAGGTTAGTAACACCAATACCCAAGGGACTGATTTCGTCATTGCTGAGTTTGCTTTGTATTGAGAGGAAATCTTGATAGTCTAAAATGTTGCATAGGCTACGCTGCAGAATACGACAGGCACGACGCATGTCTTCGGGATTACGGAACGCACCCCAGTTGATTGATCCCAGTGTACACAACGCGATGCGACCCTCTTCATCATCAAGACGTTTAAAAGATTTTGTAGGTAATAGGATTTCGCAGCAAAGATTACTTTGATAGATGGTATGATACTC